ATCAGGACCTTTTTCTAATAATTCTATCTGTCTAGGTTTTAATCGATGCCCTGCAAGATCTATGTATTCAGATCTCCAGTTATGAGTGTCATTTACTTCTTTTTCGTTTTCCATAAATTCAACCGTAAGTTGATGTGCTAACCAATAAGCTGCCATTAGCCCTCCATTAATGTACCACGAGATCTACGAAGTTGTCGTAGTTCTTCAAAATCTTTTTGTTTTGTACCACCATCATATGGCCATGCGTAACCTTCACCAATCATTTGTTCGTTGAGCGATACATTATCATCGCCAACGTATAACCAACCAAGCAGCCTACCATACTTACCCACGCCACCTTTGAGTTCAGTTCGTATAATGAGTTCATCATCTCCATCAATCGTATCCTCAAGTTTTTTCTTTAACCAATTTGTAGCATCTATTCCCAATGCCTTCTCTTCCAAGTTTCTTGTTCTTTTCTCTGGCGTATCAACGCCTGCAACTCTAACTCTTTCTTTCTTGTATAAGTCAAACCCAAGATCAATGGTGACATCAATAGTATCGCCGTCAACAACACGGTTAATCTCCGTCACTCGGAAGTTGTAACAACTCTTCCGACTCGGTGGGACCATTGCTGCCATATTCTTCCTCCCAAAAACCTGCTAATGCATTATTTATAGAATCAACAGGATCAGATCTTTTTTGTTCTGACTCCCATTTTTTTAAACCCTTATTCCATTCTTGAGCAAATACATTCATATCAAAATTTTCATCAGTAAAATCTGCCACCAGTTCAGCTTTAACCGCAGCAGAAAGACTTAAAATACTCAGTACAGCAATAAGTTTTTTATTCATTAGGCCAAAATTCATCGTACTTAAATATGTAGTATATTACAATGCCTACACATATTAAAAGTATACCACACATTATATTAATTGACCAGACTACCTCTCCCATTATTAGAGATTTTCTTCTTGTTCAGCTAAAAGCACTATAGAATCAGATGTAGGTAGAGCAACACAAGTTAAAACAAAACCTTCTTCCATTTGATCATCATCTAAAAAAGATTGTTCTTCTTGATTAACTGTACCCTCTACTATTTTCATACAACATGATGAGCATGCTCCTGCTCTGCAAGATGAAGGATGATCTAAACCAGCTTCCTCTAATGCATCCAAGATAGTAGTATCTTCGTCACATTCAAACTGATCAGTACCTTCTTCGGTTTGTATAGTAATCGTTGACATTTTCTAGCACCTCATTCTACAATAATTGTACCTTTCATACCAGCACCAGCATGAGGCTCGCATTGATATTCGTAAACTCCAGCTTCATCAAAAGTGACTTCTACTGTGTCTCCTTTTACAAAATTTAAATCTGGGTGTGATAAATTTTCATGTCCATTAACGAACACTACATTATGGGGAGGTAAATCATTGTTGACGAATTTGACTGTATCACCAACAGATACAGTAAGTTCATTAGGATTAAAAACGAGATTTCCTTCATAACCCATTTGTATTTCTTCAGCATAAGCAACCGTAGGTCCTAAAACAATTCCAACTAAGATCAATAGTAACCACCATGCTCTTAGTAAATATTTAACTTTAAATGTTTTCATAATTAATTCTCCTTTGTAACATAATCAATAAAATGAGGATGCCCCTTTAATTCGGGAACATCCTCCAGAGCTTCTATTCTTGCTTCATACGCATCTTTAGCATATTCACATATTTCATAATGATGATGTTGTAAGTCGTGATAACCGACTGTATAGTGAGACACGATTTTAAGCCGTGGGCTCGTAGTTTTACACTGTTATTTATGATACAAACAAGTATATTTACTTATTCTTGTCTTTGTTCCATAACCTTGTTAGTCTTTCAAGAAAATTTAATTTGGGTTTAGGCGTTCTTGGTGTGATCATCGTTGTAAACAGTAAACAATTTGGTCAGGGCCCATTCTACATTTGAAACCTGACTTACGATTTAATTGTAACATAATTATAGCCAATTGTGCAATAATTATAACCGAACAAAGATATTTAAGTGATTTTTTAAATTCTATTTTCATTTTTCGGATACAGTTTAGAAATTTTTTCTTGTCTTTTTCTCTCTTTCTCTTTTTTATCATCAAACCAATTCACTGGCCAACGATTAAGTTTTAGCGCAGCATTAAATGGTTTTTTCTTGGGTAATTTGAGTTTCATTTTTCATCTTGCCAAAATCTTCTATGCTCCCATGTGTTTCCGCTATCGGACCCCCTACATGGATTTATACAATCTGGATCTTTCACATAACCATAGTCTTCTAGTGTATTGCAAACTAGGCCCGCAAGATCGTGCGGACATCCTTCTTTACCATCTTGCCAATACAACTGATCATTCAACCATCTAGCGTCACACGTTGGACAAGTTTTATATGAGATCTTCATAAAATGCACCATCCTCACGTTCACCTGATAGAATTTGTTCCCATCTACCGTCAGATTGTTTTTTATATAGTTCTAAACCAATTTCATCACCCTTATTCCACAGACGAAACCATCTGTCTTTTTTGTCATCATAAACAAAGCCTTCCGCTTTCAAAGATTCAATAAATGTGTCGTCCATAATTTTATCATGATCAATAGCACTTTGTATAATGGATTGTTTAAGATCTTCTAGATCCCATTCCATTAGTTTGCAAAAGCACAAGCAGTTGCCCAAACGTTCGCCCCAGCAGTAGATGCTTCGAGTGCAGCTCCAGGCTCTTTTTCTATTAACAATCCTTCCCCAGCAGGAACGTAAATAATTGCTGGTGTAGCATTTGCAACAGTAACTTTTGCAGCAGCACTATGAGTATTAACAACCCATACTAACTTATCTCCAGCAAAAGCACCAGCCCCAGCTTTAATATCGACTGCTGATCCATATGGTTTTAATACCATGACTCTTAACTCCGTTTAGAACTATTTATCTGACATTTTTTGTTTAAGTATTTTTTGCAGTTCTGCTGTAGAACCAACAAATACTGAATTATTTACAGTAGAAGGACCTTTTGGTTTTTCTTCTTCTATATCTTTTAATTTTTTCTGTGTATCTAATAATTTATCTGCGATATCTGCTACATTTTTAATTAAGTTACCAGCAACTTCATATGCTCTAGGGTGATCTGTACTCTGTGCAACTTCTAAAGCGCCTTGAATCGCTTCTTGACCCTTCTCAACTAAAGAATATAATTGAGCACGACTATATTGATAATCATCATTAACATCTGTATCTCCTTTTGGAGGTTCATTCGTTATCTTTGATAATTTATTAGGCATTTCACCTGTATTATCAACCTCTACATTAAAGGTTTCATTTAATTTATCGAATGTATCACTCATGAGTAATTAGTCCAGCTTTCATTAAATCCAAAGTCATCACCAGCATCCATAAATGCATCATCTAACTCATTGATAACAGAGAACTTCTGGTCGTTTCCTGTAGGTTGAGATGTAATATCAATTGCAAATCCTTGTCTTGCATAAGATTTTGATTTTGCAACTCTGAAATTATCATTATCAATTTTAATTATATAGTAATTACTCTTATCAACTAGTCCACCTACAGGTGTACCAGATGGATCTGCATTATATGTAACCTTATCTTGAGTAACAAATCCATGACCTGCTAAGGTAATAGTGTTACTGGAAACATTGAATTGTGTAGGTGGTATTGATGTACCATCTCTATTTTGATCAACTTTAGCAGCTGGTGTTGTAGTGTATCTAACGTGTCTAGATCCAGTTGTCATCGCAGCACTAATATCAACATTAACCTTCCTAATCATCTCAGCAGTAGATACAGGTCCGTATAGATATGTTTTTGCTGTAAAATTAAGAGTATGAATCAAGGTTCTTCTTGTAGTCATATCCGCTTCATAATCATCATATATTCCAACGTTATTTAAAATAATGGGTATATCTTTCTTTTCACTGATTGATGTTATTAGATTAATTGTAATATTAAACATCGGTTGAAAATAAGGTAGAATCTGTTCTAATATTTGTACAGAGTCTTCGTTATTTTTACTTAAAATGTTTAATTCAAATTCACAGTTATATGGTACAGGACTGTATGTAGAGTAACTCTTTTCTGTATCACTAGTTTTTTGTGATCTTTGTATTTGTACAGGACCTAATTTTCTAGATGGATCATAATTAATACCTTTCATTTCAAATGCAATTCTAGGTAATGTAATTTGTGTTTCAGCACGACCATCCAATGAAGGTTCCGCTTCTATTCTTGCAAGAAACTTTTCTCTTGGGCCATAGTTCAAAGGAACTTTAATTGTTTGTACGACATTCCCAGAACTATCGGTTCTTTGTAATTCTATATTATTAAATATAGTTCCAAAACCAATAATAGTTTTTCTAAGAATTTCGTGATAAAAATGTTTTCCTAACATTAGAATACTCCAGAATTACCAACTTCACCAAATGGATTGCCTTCTGTCCAATCCAATAGACTATCACCCTCAGTTTCAAACCAAGCGTTTTCAGAATTAGATGCGTTCTCGTTTTCTATACTACTAAAGGTATCTATCACAGTTTCAGATTGTGATTCTGCACCAATCAAAGTATCATCATCAGAGAATGTTCCTACTATATCTATAAGTTCTAATTCTTTGTTTGTCACATCCCATCTTGCAACTTTACCTTTTGGTTCACTTGGAGATGGAGCAATAATGATTCTAGGTTTACTTATATAACCATTACCAGCAGTAGTCAAAGTTATAGCAGAGATAGTTCCATTTGTTACTGTTGCTTGTGCAAGTGCTTGTACTTTAGTTGGTTCAGCAATTGTAACTGTAGGTGGAGAAGTATATCCATCACCAGCATTTGTTACTCCAACACTTGTAACAGCTCCATTAAGAACACTCGCATTTCCAGTAGCTTGAGTACCACCAGCAATATCTGGAGCAGATACAGTTACAGTTGGAGCTGAGGTATATCCAGTGCCACCAGCAGTCATCTGGAATGAACCAACCTTATTAGATGCACCTGTTATTGTACATACTGCTTGAGTTCCTTGGAATCCTGTTGGTACAATATTAATTGTATCTCCTACAGCATATCCAGTTCCATTAGTGTGAATAGTTACAGTTTGAATTACACCATTACTTGCAGTAGCATTTACTTTTAGTCCAGTTCCACTACCACTTGTAGTAGTAGGAATATTGCTAATACTATCTGGATAAGTTGTTCCAGCAGATGTTATGGTTAAAGCTGTAACAATACCATTTATTGTAGTTGCAGTAGCTGTTGCAGTTTGGGCATCAGGTTTTCCAATTGTAACTAGAGGTGCAGTAGTATATCCACTTCCTGCTTTACGAATCGTAAATACGTTTGTTAAATTAAAAGAAGCATTTGGATTAGATCCAATTACATCTGCTGTAAACTTTGTACCATATACTAATTCACCAAATTTAAAATTACCTCCAGCAGATAGAATTGCTTCTGCTGTAGCATTAGTTCCAGTTCCAGTAATTGTTACTGTTGGAGCAGTTGTTGTATATCCACTGCCAGGATTAGATATTGCAATTGAAGCTACAGATCCATTTGTAATTGTAGGAACAATATTTGTGGGAGGAACAGCACCAGCTAAAGTATTGAATGAGACTGTTGTACCAGCACCATATCCAGTTCCAGCAGAAGTAACGTAAATGTACTTGATACCACTAGTAATTTTGTGGACAATAGAGTATGCTGTTTCTGCAGCAATCTTATCTATTTCATCAAGACCAGTTTCAAGTCTCTCATCAGCAAACTCCATGAGTTCAGTAACGAGTGTGAATGTAGGTACATCTCCAAGAGGTCTTAAAGGTGTTTCATTCTCTACAAATTTAATTTGGAATAACTGTTTTGTTAATGGGAAATATATTGCATCTCCTTCATTTGGTCTCTCAGCAGAAACAAGATTGTTTGATTTTGATTGTATTAAATCTTCCCATCTACGTCTTGATACAACAAAGGTTGCTTCTTCTGATATTCTTACACCAAATTTTGTTAGTAATGTTCCATCACCTTGGAATCCATCGTAATTTGTAAGATACATTTCGATGAGATAGTTCTCATCAAATTTAGAAAGAGTATCTTCTCTAAACAACCTATCGGTTGTTACCATTTCTCTAGGTAGATAATATACATCGAGACCATAAATTTTCATGGACTCAATAATCAAGTCTTCATAAAGTCTCTGTTCAGACTTCGTACCTATAGTAAAGTATACATTTTTAGCCATGTCATCCTACGAAATCTAATGGTGGTGTTTCATATGTTGATAACATTTGTTCTTCAAGAGTAGTTAATTCTTGAGTAGCATCATCATATATTTGTCTACCATTAAACTCCACTCCGCCAGGCATTTTAATACCAGTAAATTTTATTAAATTCTGACCCCACTGCTTTTTAATTTTTGCAGTAGCATATTTTTTTACAAATCTTTCGTTATATACTTTAGTAAATGTCGTAGGGTCTAAAGCTCTATAACAATCTATAACAATATAATCATCTGCTTGTGCTAAATCCCAATCAATATCAATGTATAATCTATTTGTTACCTTATTATATCTAATATCTTTATTACCTTCGATTAAAAAATTTAATGTTTCTAGATACTGCAAAGTAATTTCCATGTTAAGAATATCATATGCATAGAAATTATAGAAATCATTTAAGAAAAACTGGTATCTAAAACCAAACATATTGTTGACCATAGTGTTAGAAACCTTTTTGATTCCTTCAACACCTATAATATGATCAGGTAATGTCAAGTATCCTCTTCCTTGCTCAAAATTGAGGGTACGAGAAGTACCAGAAGCACCATCATTACTATCTGTAGCAGTAACAGTTTCATTTCTGCCTGCATTGGCACTTCCACCTCCACCATTTGTAATATCATTTTCAGTGAGTTTGTATTTCAAATACATTCTCTCGACACCATCATAAACTCTTTCATTGAAAAGTTGTATGGTATCATCAAGTAAATCATCTACTTGATCATCATCAACATTGATCTCAATAACAGGTTTACCAAGCTGTCTTAAGCAATATTCTTTGAGAGTGGCTTTACTATTTGGACTTGCCATTGGGTTCTAGGATTTCAGAGGATTTTTCATCTTCATATTTTTTCAATTGTTGAGTCAAATAAATTATTTTTGACTCAAATAACATATTTTCTCTAGTCAATTGATTTACTTTTTCACTCATAACTTGCATGAGTGCATTTGCTTCATCAGGTGTCATAATAACCTCAGTTTATAATTTAATAAGTGCCTCCATCTACAGTTGTAGTCCATGTAGGAACACCAGCAGATGTGGCGGTTAGTATTTGGTTGGATGTGTCAACATCAGCAGAACCAGCAGCAACTGTTCTAGTTATCTTAAGATCAGAGTTGAAATAGGCAACACCTTTGTCTATACCATCATCAAGTTTAACAGTTTTGAACCAACCTTCTCCTCTAGTTCCACTAAAGAGATTAGAATTATTTGTACCATCCTTGATGAATACAAAAGCATCATTTGAATCATCGTATCCAAAGAAACCAACTTTAGAAGCGTTAGATTTCAAATACTTGAATTGAATACCACGGTCTAGGTTGTCATCCTGTGCTTGACTGATTGTAAGTTGTGTATCGGCTGAAATACTTGATGTTGTGTTATTACTTAGAGTAAATGTAGTTGTCTTAAAGACCTTTGTACTTACTTTAGTAATACCAACTTTTTGGTTTGCAGTAGGAGTTCCAGATGCAATATTAGTTAGGCTTCCACCATCATAGAAATTGTCAGATCCAAGAGAAATATTTGCAATTAGATTGATCTTAACAGCGTTAGTTGTTTGAGATACAAATGTACCAATTTGTGAGAATAAAGTACCATCATAGAAGAAAATAGCATCTCCAGCATTAGGAGCAGTTCCAAATTGTCCGTTATTTGATGCACCAGCGTTAGTATTAAACTCAACCTCTACATTAGATATAGTAGTTGATGTTGCAATTCCAGTACCAGTAATTGTTGCACCCTCAACAACAGATGAAGGATTATCAACTACAACTTGGTTTTGTCCACTCGCTGCAGTTGAAACAACAGTCTTAGAACTTACAGTATC